GTAAGCTCGAGATTTGGTAAGGTTGCCGATAAGTTAAAGGATGTAACAGGTATTCAAGATATTAGTTCTCAACAAGTTCAAGGTATGATATATCAGGAAATGATGAGGAAACTTCCATCAATTATGAGAATTGAGGCTGCACATAGAGAGGAATTAGAAGAGTTGGCAAAAGAAGCGTCTCTTGAAGAAACAGAAATTCCTGAAGATTGGTTTGAAATCGAAGCTAGATTAAACAGACAAGGTATTGATACTTCAGATTTTAGATATCAAGAAGAAAAACCTGAAGAAGAAAAACCTGAAGAAGATGAAATGCCAGAAATTCCATCTTTTGATGTTGAGGATTTAACCGATGAGGAAGTTTTAGAATTAGAAAAACATAAAAGAAATATAATAAATGCGATTATACAAGGAGCTGCAAAAAAAGGACATTATATCTTCCAAAAACCTGAAATCAAAGCTAGATTAGATGCTATTAATCCATCATTGTATAGGGATTATTTAGGAATCATGGCAATCAATGATTTTTTATACTTCAGTATGGAACAAATGATTGAAATGATGAGTCAAACAGGACAAGGTGTTGCTGGTAAGGTAAAATTGGAAAATAACGATGAAGGAGGAGAAGAAGGTGATGAGGGTGAAGAAAAACCTGATACTAAAATTGTTGCGGATGGAATGATTTTCCCAATTCTTTGTCATGAAATAATTAAAGGTTTAGAAGAATCTAAGGGTAGATACGGACTTCCTCAGGATGCTGGACTTAGACAAAAGGTTCAAGGACAAGTGGATTTATTATCTAATGAACCAATGCAACTTAGAATTGGACCTGAAATAGTTGAGAAAATCAGATTTGCGTTACCTGATGAAATGTTTTCAGAGGGAAACAAAGGATTAATAAATTGGTTTCATACCATATTATACCAAATTCCGGCCCAAGAGTTTTTAGAAATAATCGGGCTCGCAATTTCTGATGATGAATCAAAAGTAAGAAAAGCAACCGCAAGATTCGAAGAAATCATGAGAGAAGCTCAAACACTTAAAAGTGAATATGACGATTATAAGTTAAATAACGATAAAGAAGAAATGGATGATTTCTTAGGTAGTTTAGGTGATGATTCTGAAGATGATGACGATGATGAAGATGGATTCGATGATTTCTTAGGTGGTTTAGGTATATCGAGACCGAAATAATAGAAAATGTGTGACTAAAGAACAATTAATTATAGAATATACGAAGTGTATGAGGAGTACTCCTTACGCACTTCGTACTTATTTACAAACATACGACAATACAGTTTCCAAGTATGTTCCGTTGGATTTATTTCCAGACCAAGTTTCCCTATTAGAAGATTACGAAAAGTTTAACGAAAACATTGCCTTGAAATATCGTCAGGCAGGAGTTTCAACAGTTACCGCTGCGTGGGCATCAAAAAAACTCGCCTTCGCTAGAAAAGAAAAGCCTGAAAAAATTCTAATCATTGCTAATAAGTTGGATACATCAGTGGAGATGGCAAACAAGGTCAGAAGTTTCACTGAACAATGGCCTGACTGGGTTGGAATTGGATTCTCTGCTGAGAAAAACTCACAAAGACATTTCAAACTTAATAACGGATGTGAAGTTAAAGCTGTTGCAACTTCTAAGGATGCTTTGAGAGGTTATACCCCGACCATTCTTATTTTTGATGAGGCGGCCTTCATTGAGGCTGACGGAGATTTCTGGTCGGCGTGTATGGCCTCACTTTCTACGGGTGGTAAGGTTATTGTTGTATCAACTCCAAATGGATACGACCCAATCTACTACGAAATTTACGACCAAGCATTAAGAGGTATGAACGATTTCAAAATATCTGAGATGTTTTGGTATAGAGACCCTCGTTATACAAAAGACCTTTACATGGTAAAAACAAATGACTTAGTTCATTATCTTTTGAATAGAGAGGATTACCCTGTAGACGTATTGATTGACTTATCTATGGATAATCCATATGAAAGAGACCATTCAATAGTTAAGGATTATGTGGGACAAGGATATAAACCATGTTCTTCGTGGTTTGAGGGGATGGTTAAAAAATTAAAATACGATAGACGTAAGGTTGCTCAGGAATTAGAATGTAACTTTTTGGGTTCAGGTGATAACGTATTTGATTCTGATTTAATGCAAAATATTGCCAAAAATCAATTAAGAGACCCTCAAGCAAAATTGATGGGTAACGCTTTATGGATTTTCAAAGAACCTGTAAACGGACACAAATACGTTATGGGTGTTGACGTTTCAAGAGGTGATTCAGAGGATTTTTCATCGATACAAATTATTGATTTTGATGAGAGAGAGCAAGTTTTTGAATACGTTGGAAAAATACCACCAGATGTGTTGGCGGAAATCGCTTACAAATGGGGTTCCATGTATAACGCGTTTTGTGTTATAGACATCACAGGAGGTATGGGAGTTTCTACTGCAAGAAAAATGCAAGAACTACAATATCAAGGAGGTTTCTATGTTGATGGTGTTGATACCACAAACAAATGGAAGTACGACCCCAAAATGAACGAGAAAATTCCTGGCATCAATTTCAACACAAAAAGAGTACAGATTATTGCGGCTTTCGAAGAAGCGGTTAGACATGGGTTCAAAATATATTCACACAGAACATATAATGAGATGAATACCTTCGTTTACATTAACGGAAGACCTGACCACCAAAAAGGACAACACGATGATTGTATTATGGGAATGTCCATGGCAATTTATATTGCTGAAAAATCTTTTCAGTCATTGACTAAGGTTGTTAATCACACAAAGGCGATGTTGAATTCGTGGTCAACAGTCGTAAGTGAAAACAAGAATACCTCGGATTTTTTTAATCCAATGGTCCCTCAAATGGGAAGAGACCCCAACTTAACAAACAACGGGGCATCTAAAGCCGATTACCAAAAATATGGATGGTTATTTGGTGCTAAATAACTATTTATATTATTGAGGTAATAAGTAAACTTATAATATGGCAGAACAAAACATGACGGTTTGGCAACGACTGTCACAAACATTTGGACCGAATTCACTTTTAAATCAAGATTATCCAACATTCAAGTTTGATAAAAAGGAACTCTTACGCACAAAAAGCAGAGAAGAATACGAGAAGGAAAAACTCCAAGCACAACAAACATATTATTTAACAAATCAATGGACAAAGGTTGAAAACAACCTTTATTCACAGGCGATATATTATGAGCCAACAAGATTATCTGCTCAGTACGATTATGAATCTATGGAGTACACTCCTGAGATTTCAGCTGCTTTAGACATTTACGCCGAAGAATCTACAACAACAAATGAGGATGGATTCATTCTTCAGATTTATTCTGAATCAAAGAGAATTAAAGGGGTACTGGCTGACTTATTCAATAACGCCTTAGATATCAATACCAATTTACCTATGTGGACAAGAAACACGTGTAAATATGGTGATAACTTCGTCTACTTAAAATTAGACCCTGAAAAAGGGATTGTTGGGGTTCAACAATTACCTACAATTGAAATAGAAAGACATGAAGTAGGCGCAAGTGGTAAAATTGCAACGGACGTAAAACAAGAGGTTGATAAGGATAGAAAGGCTTTACACTTCACTTGGAAAAACAAAAACATGGAATTCCAATCATGGGAAATTGCTCACTTCAGATTATTGGGTGATGATAGAAAACTCCCTTATGGTACTTCTATGTTGGAAAAGGCAAGAAGAATTTGGAAACAATTATTGTTATCTGAAGATGCGATGTTGATTTATCGTACATCAAGAGCTCCTGAGAGAAGAATGTTCAAGGTATTCGTTGGAAACATGAATGATGACGATGTTGAGGCATACGTACAACGTGTTGCAAACAAGTTCAAAAGAGAACAAATTGTCGATAGTAAAACAGGTAACGTAGATATGAGATTCAACCAAATGGCGGTTGACCAAGATTATTTTATTCCTGTACGTGACCCTGCGGCACCAGACCCAATCACAACACTACCAGGTGCAACAAACCTATCAGAAATAGCCGATATTGAATATATTCAAAAGAAACTATTAACCGCACTTCGTGTACCTAAGGCTTTCTTAGGATTTGAAGAAGTTGTTGGTGATGGTAAAAACTTGGCGTTACAAGATATTCGTTTCGCTCGCACGATTAACAGAATCCAAAAGAGTATGTTAGCCGAACTAAACAAAATTGCTATTGTTCATTTATTTTTATTAGGTTTTGAAGACGAGCTATCAAACTTTACCATAGGATTAACAAATCCATCTACCCAAGCGGATTTATTAAAAATTGACGTTTGGAAAGAAAAGGTATTACTTTACAAAGATTTGGTTGCAGACCCTGGAAATGGTATTCAAGCTACTTCATCTACTTGGGCTAAAAAACATATATTCGGATGGTCTGACGAAGAAGTTCGTTTGGATTTACAACAACAAAGAGTTGAACGTGCGGTTGGTGAAGAACTTAAAGCAACTCCAACAGTCATCACTAAGACAGGTTTATTCGATAATATTGATAAACTTTATGGAAGTACCACAGGAGGAACACCAACAACAGGAGCGTCAACTACACCTGGTGGTGAAGAGGAATTGGCACCACCACCAATGGCGGGAGGTGAATTACCGGGTGGAGAACCTGAGTTGGCACCACCAGCAGAGGCTCCACCAGCAGGAGGTGAAGTAACACCAGAATCAAAAATGAAAGACCTTAATATTTTGGTCGAAAATAATCTAATTGAGGGTGCGGAAATGATTAACTTAGGTCATGCACAAGATTCTTTAGGAGAAATTTCAAAAGAATTGGATAAGTTATTAAATTCATAATATTTATTTGAAAAAGAACAAAATGACCTTTGGAGCCGTAAAATCCCTTATCGAGAAAAACCTTTTGGAATCCTACAAGGATGAGAAAGAATTCAAGAAAACATTGAGAGAATTCAAACACAATGTTTTAAGTAATAAATCTATGTCTAAGGCTTATGCCATCTATGACCAATTAAGTTCACCACAGGGATTAACGGAGCAAGATGCAAAATATTTTGTTGAAGAAGGTGTCAATCTTTTACATAAGATTTTACCAAGTTTCAAAATGCCTACAAACGTTTCTGAAAATACTGAAAACAAATACTCAGATATTGATACGTTAGTTTATGGACAAAAAGTAGATTTATTCGAAAGAATAAAAGCAAAGAAAAATATTCTTCAAACCATCACATCAAAAAAAGAAACAATCAAAGAAAGTGTTAATATTCCAGTTAGCTCAATGGTTGCGGTTGCTAACCAAACAATTAGAAATTACATTCAAACATTAGATGAGAATACCAAAAAAGAATTTTTTCAAATAGTTTCAGAGGATACAACTGTTTTGGAAACCAAATTTGAAACAATACGTGAAAGTGCAATATCAAAACTAAAAAATATTTTAGACAAAGAAGAAGCACAAGATATGAAATCTAGAATTTCTGAAACAATAGATAAGATTAAAATTGAAAAGTTTGACCAATTGAACTTTTTAAAATTGAAGAATTTAGAAGAATCAATTTGATTGGTCTTTCATCCTTTGAATATACTTAGCCTTTAAAATCTGTGCTCTTCTTAGTACAGATTTTTTTGTATATTCTTTTTTCTCAAACAACTTTTGAGTTTGTTTAGTTTTGATTACTTTTGATTTTAGGGTCTTGAGTGCTTTTTCTATGTTTTCCCCGTTATTAATTTTTATTATTATCATATATTACAAATATCTTATAACTAAAAAAAATTTTGACATTTAGGTTTATATGTTGTATTTTTTGTATAAGAAAAATAAACTTACATAATATGAAAATTAATGAAAAAAGGAAAAAGTGTAAAGCTTAACCTATTCAACCCAATCAAATCGGTCT